TTTGATTATATGTAAATACAGCATTTCCAGGTTTAAATGGTTCTGGACTTATAACAATTACTTCAGTTGTTTTTTTCCATTTACTAATATCAGTAAATAAAAAATGTTTGAAAATATCTTTTTCCCAACCTAATTCCCACTCTTTGTTAGGCGATAATAAAGTTGTTTTTACATTATCGTGTTTAAATGTTATTTCATACATTATATTATCCCTCCATTTTTTAACATTAGTAATAAAAAAATAAATACAACAAGAAGTTGCACTATTTCTGATTTTTTGTAGAACTTATTCATATAAGTCTAGTCCTTTCTCTTTTAGTTTTTCTTTAACTGCTTTCTGTTTTGAAAGCATTTCCAAGTATGCTTGAAAATATCTTTTCTGAAGTGAATATGCTTCAACTTCCCAAGGTCTTTCTCTATAAGGAATTTCATCGTGTCTTACTGGTGGATTGTTTTTCCATCTTACCATCAACGTATCAGTCTTAAAATTGTATCTCCATTGTGCTTCATCTTTTGCTTTCTGTTTCACGTGGATCATTTCGTGTGATAACAATTCCATATTAGTAGCTAAATCGTGTTTTCCATTTAGAACTATTCTGAATGTTCTTTGTCTTTTTGAACCAGTTGGATCCATTCCTACATACCCTCCAACATTCGCACCTCTTTTCTGACAATTAGAATTTCTAATGTGCACCTTTATTGTCAAAAGATTTGCTAATCTAGAACCCATTATTTCTTTTGCATAGAATCTAGTAGCTTCTTCAAATATTTCTTTTCTGCCTGTTCTATGGTCATTTCTTGGTAATGAAACTCTAACTTTTAACTTACCCATAATACTCCTCCAAGTTGTATTCTTTCTTGCCTGTTATAAAATTAATTCCTGTATATTTTGTGAACTTGTTAGGTTTCATATGTCCAAAATCTACAAGACCAACTATCATAAAGTAAGTTGGTAGAGCTAATCCTAGTATCATAAATATAATCATTGTTTTCTCCATTTTTGTTATCTAGAATTTACTCTATCTGTGCTGGTAGTCAATAGTTTTTATTACTTTTTATTAACAATTATTACTATATTATTAGGTCAAAATGGGTTATTAGAGGACAAAAAGGGAACACATTTAGAACAAAATGCGAATATGAGAAAAAAACCCAAAAAGACCAAATTACAGGATTTATCTAGGTTGGTAGGGGAATGTATCTATTGCAAAGAAAAAATATATTCTGATCAATCCTTTGTTGCGTTAATAAAAACCTTAGAACCAACAACTTATAATTATGCACATTATGCTTGTATGAAAGCTGATGATGAAAGTAAGCACAAGTAATGCGTGTTTGATAATTAGCCATTTGTGATGTAATAATTCGGTGTATGTTCGGTTTAACAGTTTCTAATAGAAAAAAATAATGATTACTAAAGATATAGAAGAATCTAATAAGCACTATGAGTATTATCTAGTGTATCAGAATATGGGGTATAAACGCACCCTAAAAAAAACAGCAGAAGAAGTAGAACTATCAGTAAGAGAAATAGAAAAGGTATCATCAAGATATGGTTGGGTATCAAGGGTAGATAAGTTTGATAAGTAACAGGCACAGATTAGATACAATGCTATGAAGACTGAGATTCAAGAAATGGGTAAAAGACAAGGTAGTCACGCCTTACAAATGACATATTCATTAATAACTCCAGCACAAGAGCTGTTGAAAAGACTAAAAGAAAAAAAGGAACTAGACTTTTCTAATTTGTCAGATGTAGATTTAGTTGCTATAGTCAGTAAAATTGCACATCCATTTAAGCTATTAACAGAAGTAGAAAGGGTAGCTAAAGGTCAAATAACAAAAGACAACGTAGATCAATCAACTAATATAGAAGATGACTTTATTAAACGAATCGGACAAGACCAAGAGTCAGCAGAACTTGCAACTAGACTACTATCAAAAATTAAAGATAGCAACTAGTCAACCAGCAGGACTTGCTATGATGAATAGCAATTTTACCTGGCAGTTTCCAAAACATTTGCAATATCTCAACTCTAAACTATTACAAGTTGCTAGTGGTAAGATTAAAAGATTATTAATTAATATGCCACCTCAACACGGAAAGTCAGAGTTTACTTCTAAATATTTTCCTGCCTGGTACTTAGCTACCCATCCTCAGAATAAATTAATTTTAGCTAGTTATGAAACGAGTTTTGCTGTAAGTTGGGGCAGAAAGAGTAAAGAGGTATTTGATGAATCCGTAGCTAAATATTATGGGGTAAAGAGAAACCCAAACATCAATGTTCAAGGTAACTGGGAAACAGAACAAGGTGGTTCTATGTACTGTGTAGGTGTAGGTGGTGGTATCACAGGTAGAGGTGCAAATATATTTATTATTGATGACCCAGTAAAAAACAACGAACAAGCTATGAGTCCAGTTTATAGAGATAAAACTTTAGACTGGTATCAATCAGTAGCATCAACAAGATTATCCCCTGAGTCCTGCGTTATTATAATTATGACTAGATGGCACGTAGATGACTTAGCAGGTAGATTACTAAAACAAGCAGAATTAGATGGCGATAAATGGGAAGTAATTAGTATGCCAGCAATAGCCGAACCTAATGATATTTTAGGTAGAAAAGTAGGTGAAGCATTATGGGAGAACAGGTATTCAAAAGAAATATTAGAAGAAAGAAAAAGACAAGTAGGTGAGTTTTGGTGGTCAGCTATGTATCAGCAATCACCTTATCTTAAAGGTGGTAAAGTATTTAAAGACCCTGATTTTTATGATGCACTACCTCCAGGAGGTAAAACAGTTATTGCAGTTGACTTTGCTTATTCAACTAAAACCTATTCAGATTATTCTGTTTGTGGTGTAGGTAAGATGTATGATGGTAAAGTTTATTTAATAGATTTTTGGAGAGGTCAAGTAGAAGCTACACAATTTGCTAGTATCATTAAACAATACCAAGAAAAGTATCAATCCCCTATATATGCTTATATTGGAGGTACAGAAAAAGGTATTGTTGATTTTATGAGAAAAGAACATAACTTGAATATTATATCAAGACCTGCTAGAAACGATAAGTTTGTTAGAGCACAACCTGTTGCATCTGCGTGGAATAGTGGTAGAATACTGTTGCCTAAAGAAAATAAATGGGTAAATGTCTTACTACAAGAGATTATGAGTTTTACAGGAGTAAGTGATTTAAACGATGACCAAGTAGATGTGTTATCAACTATTTATGATTGTTTACAGACAACTAATAAACCCCTTTGGAGAGTAACTTAATGGCAAGTATTATAGATAAGATTTTAGGAAGAAAAGAAGAAACACCACAAAAAAAAGAAGCTCCAGTAGTTTATTATAACAGCTTAGGCACAGACGTAACTTATAAAGCAAGATACGATCAATTAGCAGAAGAGGGTTATCAACAAAACGCAATAGTATATAGATGTGTTAATGAAATTGCAAATAGTGCAAGTAGAGTAGAAATAAATTTATTTAGAGGTGATCAAGAAATAGATAAACACCCATTATTAGATTTACTTTATAACCCTAGTCCAATGGTATCTAATGTAGAATTTTTTCAAGCAGTATATGCCTACTTATTAATTTCAGGAAACAGTTATATGTTATCAGTTGGTGGTGATAGAACACCTCCCACAGAACTATATAATTTAAGACCTGATAGAATTAAAATAAATGCAAGTAGTAGATCAACACCTAATTCATATGATTATGTTATAGGAGGTCAAACTGTAGAAAGTTATATAGTAGATCAATCAACAGGTAATTCAAAAGTTAAGCATATTAAAATGTTTAATCCATTAGATGATTTTTATGGTATGTCACCAATTCAATCAGCAAGTATAGATATTGACCAGCACAACTTAGCAAACAAACACAATGTAAACTTATTACAGAACGGAGCAAGACCTAGTGGTGCAGTTGTATTTAAACCAAAAGATGAAACAGGTGCAGCGATGCAATTATCTGAAGTACAAAGAAGTCAATTAGTAAACGACATTAATCAAAGATTTGGTGGTACAGGTAATGCAGGAAAGCCAATGTTATTAGAGGGCGATTTTGATTGGAAAGAAATGGGTCTATCTCCTAAGGATATGGACTTCACACAATTAAAACATATGTCAGCAAAAGATATTGCATTAGTTTATGGTGTACCTAGTCAGCTTATTGGTATTCCTGATTCACAAACATACTCAAACTTTGCAGAAGCTAAACTTGCGTTATACAACGAAACAATCATTCCTTTATTAGATAAGGTTCAAGCTGATATGAACGAATGGTTGACACCAATGTTTGGTGAAGATTTAGAATTAAGATACAATATAGATTCAATACCAGCTATGGCAGAACAAAGACGTAGAGTATTTGAGTCTGTTACACAGGGTGTCCAAAATGGGATTTTAACAAGAAACGAAGCTAGAGAACAATTAGGTTATGAACCACTAGATGGTGCAGATAGCTTATTAGTACCAGCAAACTTAATGCCTTTAAATATTGCAGGTGATGAAGATTCACCAAAAGATGAACCTGATACTAATCCAATGGAAGAAGAACAGGTAGAACAAGAAGCACAAGAAGAAGAACAAGAACAAGTACAAATAGAAAACGATATGGAAAGTGCTGATGAAGAATTAGATGAGATTGTAAAAGCTGAAGGTGATATTGATACAGTACCAACAGATGGTATGGTTACAGAAGCTAAAAGGGGTATAGAGTGGAGAAAAGAATTTAATAGAGGTGGTACAAGAATAGGTGCTACAAGAGCAAGTCAAATTGTTGCTAAAGAAAAACTATCACCAAGAACAGTAAGACGTATGAACAGCTTTTTTGCAAGACACGAAGTAGATAAAAGAGCAGATGGATTTAGACCAGGAGAAAAAGGTTATCCGTCAAATGGTAGAATAGCTTGGTCTTTATGGGGTGGTGATGCAGGACAAAGTTGGTCTAAAAAGAAATCAGCACAACTAGATAGAGAAAGAGGAAAGTTTTTAGAAGAGGATGTTATAGAAGAAAAACAAGTAACAGCCGCAGTCAAAAAGGGATTACAAAATAAAGTTGATAA